TCCTCGTCCTCAAAAACAACAAAGGAACAGAAGACAACAGAGTCAGAAAACTCGACTACAGCATCCAGTTAAGTAAGATATTTTATGAAAGGTTTATATCAAATAAAGATATCACGCTCTTCAGTCCACATGATGTCCCTGGTCTTTACGATGTGTATGGCACTGATCGCTTCGATGATCTCTATACACAATATGAAAAAGATGAATCAATCCCCAAGTCAACCATTGGAGCACAGGAACTTATCCTAGATCTATTGAAGGAGAGAGCAGAGACTGGTAGAATATACTTGATGAATATAGACCATTGTAATAGTCATTCATCATTTAAAGATCAGATTCATATGAGTAATTTATGCCAGGAGATTACTCTTCCTACATATCCTATCAATCATATAGATGACCACCTTGGAGAGATTGCTCTTTGTATTCTAAGTGCAGTTAATGTAGGTAAAATCAATTCAGATAAGGAACTGGAGGAACTTTGTGATCTTTCAGTAAGAGGACTAGAAGAACTGATAGACTATCAAGAGTACCCTGTGAAGGCAGCAGAAGTTGCTACAAAGGCACGTAGAAGTCTTGGAGTAGGTTTCATTGGTCTAGCACATTATCTTGCTAAACTGGGTCATAAGTATGACTCTCAAGAGGCATGGGACGCAGTTCATGGACTTGCTGAGTCTTTCCAATACTTCCTCATCAAGTCATCTAATGAGATTGCTAAGGAGAAAGGATGGTGTGAGAACTTTGGACGCACTAAGTACTCAGATGGTATCCTACCAATAGATACATATAAGAAAGACGTAGACGAGATTTGTTCTCAACCTTTACAACATGACTGGGAATCTCTTAGGGCATCTATCTTGGAACATGGGCTTAGGCACTCAACACTGTCTGCACAAATGCCATCAGAGAGCAGTTCCGTTGTGTCAAATGCAACAAATGGAATTGAACCACCTAGAGGATACCTGTCCATTAAGAAGTCAAAGAAAGGACCCCTTAAGCAGGTTGTTCCATCTTATGGGACTCTAAAGAATAACTATACATTGTTATGGGACATGCCTTCTAATGAAGGTTATATTAATATAGTTGCTGTAATGCAGAAGTTCTTTGACCAAGGTATCAGTGGTAACTGGAGTTATAATCCAGAGAACTATCCAGATAATGAAGTACCAGTATCAGTAATGGCACAAGATTTACTGACTACCTATAAGTTAGGTTGGAAGACCTCCTACTATCAGAACACTCATGACATGAAGACTGATGATGTGGATGAAGATAAACCAGATTTAAATAATCTACTTAGTGAACTAAGCAACTCTAAAGAAGAGGAGTGTGAATCCTGTGCCATCTGATCTAAAAGGAATGACTGTCTTTAATACTAAAGAAGTCAACACAAAGAAACAACCAATGTTCTTTGGTAAACCATTGGGAGTTCAAAGGTATGATAACTTTAAGTATCCTGTGTTTGATAAGCTAACTACACAGCAACTAGGATACTTTTGGAGACCAGAAGAAGTATCTTTACAGAAAGATCGTGGAGACTATCAAACGCTTCGTCCAGAACAGAAGCACATCTATACAAGCAATCTTAAATATCAGATCATGCTTGATAGTGTACAAGGTCGTGCTCCTGGCATGGCTTTTATACCTTACTGTTCTCTACCTGAGTTAGAAGCATGTATGGAAGTATGGGGTTTCATGGAGATGATCCATAGCAGATCCTATACTTACATCATTAAGAATGTATATCCAGATGCATCTGAGGTCTTTGATACTATTATCAAAGAACCAAAGATATTGGAACGTGCTGCTAGTGTAACTGAGTCATATGATGACTTCATTAATGAAGCACAGCAGTGGGGTCAAAGTGCCTTATGGAGAGACATGGATAAGTCTTTAAACACATCCTTACCTGTTCTTGAAATGAAAGAGGTAAAACGTAAACTTTATCGTGCAGTTGCTAATGTTAACATCCTTGAAGGTATTCGCTTCTATGTCAGTTTTGCTTGCTCTTTTGCTTTTGGTGAACTCAAACTTATGGAGGGAAGTGCGAAGATTATATCCCTCATTGCCAGAGATGAAAATCAACACCTTGTTATCACCCAATCAATCCTAAACAATTGGAGAAAGGGTGATGATCCTGAGATGGTTGAGATAATGAAAGAAGAAGAGGAGTGGACATATCAAATGTTTGATAAGTGTGTGAATGAGGAGAAGAAATGGGCAGAGTATTTGTTTAAGAATGGTAGTATGATAGGATTGAATGATAAGTTACTCTTCCAGTATGTTGAATGGATTGCTAACAAGAGAATCAGAGCTATTGGATTGAAGCAACAGTATGATATACCAGCAAAGAACAATCCATTACCTTGGACTACTCATTGGATATCATCTAAGGGGTTGCAGGTAGCACCACAAGAGACTGAAGTTGAGTCTTATATGGTTGGTGGTATCAAACAAGATGTTAAAAAGGACACCTTCTCAGGATTTAAATTATGACTACACAAGATCAGAAATGGAATGATGCACTTACTATTTTTACAGAGAGTGTTCATAAACCTGATAGTAAACTTAGATCATGTGCTCACAATCAGGAATGTTTCAATGAATTGATGTGGGTTCGTGAACATGTATTGGAGTATCTACAGACTTTGCGTAAATAATACTGTAGATAATTTACTACAATCATGAATGGTAGACTTAAGAAAATAGACATGACTGCACGTCTAGAGCAGATTAAACAAGGTCTAGATAACCATGCTTGGTATCCTGAGTGGGATGCTAGGCAGAGAGGAGCAGCACAACGCATTCTAAATAATGCATTGGATGTCCTTGATGAGTATGCCTATTGACTATGAGAATCCGTGGCTCTATAATGGGAAGGCTTTTGGGACTTGCGATATTGGGGAGACTTTTGGGTTTGTTTATAACATTACTAATAATCATACCCAACGTCAATACATCGGAAGGAAATACTTTTGGAAGTTTAGAACTCCTAAAGGTAAAAAAAGAAAAGTAAAATCTGAATCTGATTGGAAGAAGTACTATGGGTCTTGTCCAGAACTTAAGGAAGAAATTCAGCAATTGGGTAGACAAAACTTTAGCAGAACTATCCTCAGCTTACATAACACAGCTGGCAAAACAAACTACGAAGAGACGAGACAGCTCTTCAGTAACAACGTCCTCACTGAAGCCTTGGACGATGGAACACCAGCATACTACAACAGCAACATCCTCTCCAGATACTTCAAAAAGAACTATTTTGGAGGAGACTGATGAGGTGGTTGCTCATATAACACAGTGGGCTAAGAAGAAACTTGAGGATGCTGTGACAATTGGAGAGAAAGATGCCCTTTATAGGGAGTTTGAGGAGTGGATAGAATTGCATGATGAGGATGAATGTGATATAATTAGTGTTGAATTTGAAGAATCTGAACAAACATGAGAATATTTCTAGATACTGCTGATACTTCTATTATAAAGAAGCACTTTGCTACTGGACTTGTAGATGGCATCACTACCAATCCAACTTTAATTATGAAGAGTGGTAGAGACCCTCTAGATGTGTATCAAGAGTTGAAGGATTTGGGTGTACCAGATATCAGTATGGAAGTGGTGGGTGATGCAGATGAGATGATTGAAGAGGGTAAGAAACTCGCTGTTACCTTTGGTAAGTGTTGCACAGTTAAAGTTCCTTGTAGTGTAGATGGTCTAAGAGCATGTAAGGAGTTATCAGATGATGGTATTAAAGTTAATGTAACTCTTATATTCTCTCAGGCACAAGCAATACTTTCTGCTAAGGCAGGTGCTAAGTATGTGTCACCATTTGTAGGTAGAGTGGATGATAATTCTTTTGGTGGGATATGTTTGGTGAAGGATATTGCTAAGGTCTTTAAAGAACATTTTGTAAGGACTGAAGTGTTAGCAGCATCTATCAGAAATGTAAGAGATGTTGGTAGATTGTTTGAGCATGGTTCTGATATTGTTACCATGCCACCAGGAATTTTTGAGAAGATGTATAATCATATCCTTACAGACAAAGGATTAGAACTTTTTGAGGCCGATTGGAATAGTGTCACACACAACCCTTGACTTTTGAACCAGTATACCCTATAGTTAGAGGGTCAAACAACAGAGCAATGACGCTTACTTCAAAATTTAAGAAGGATTTGCAGACCATTAAGGCTGCATCCAATGGGGATTTTTTCCTAGATGTAAAGAATCCCAAACTGTATAAAAAGTTACGTAGATATTATGAGAAGGAGGGATTGGTTGAGTTTACTGGAGATGCTTTGAATGATTATGATGTATTGATTGAATGCGTCAAAGAAGACCTTAAAGAATCAGAGGTAGTATGAACATTCTCATGGAAAGATTTCCATATCGCTATGTGGAACTAGGCACACTAGAAAATGGTAAACCTGATTTTCGTATACAGAAGCAGGATGCTTACACTAGGAGATATAAGGACATGTATCTCTGTGATAATGGAATGCAGTTGACTCAGGCTATTGAGGACTTTGAATACACCAAATGGTTAGACCCAGATGGTGTCCCTGCATATACAAAGGGTGACTACTATGAGTGAAGAGATTATTAAAATAACATCAGCACTTGAAAGGATTGCTGATGCACTGGAAAGAAAATGGCACATTGATATAGATCATGGTCATATAGAAAGCATAGATAATATTGAACATGGAGATGTTGATGTTCACAATCATACATTCTAATCATGCCACAACAACAAATTAAATTTAACATACGTCAAGATGGCACTGTGACTGAAGAAGTCTCTGGTGTCATTGGTAACGAATGTGAGAATATAACTAGAACTATAGAAAAGAAATTAGGTTCTCTTACATACAGAGAAGTTAAACCAGAATACTACAACAATGTCACACTTCAGCACAATCAAGACGAAACTCAAGAACAAACCACAACTGGTTGAAGCACTAGAGATACTTCAGTATGATGTCAAAGAAGATCAGGAACTTAGAGTGACTGGTGCTCATGGTATCAATCATGAGACAGTGGAAGCTGAGGTTGCCATTGCTCAAGACATTGGATTTAGAATGAATCCTATGACAGGTAGCTATGAGTTGGTAACAGATTTAGAAACCTGGAATCAACCTATTCCTGTAGAAAGATTTATGGATAAGGTTACTCAACAGTATGCTAGAATGACCTTACATAATACTGCTAAGGATATGGGATTTGAAGTAGCAGAAGAATGGGAGATGGATGATGGGTCTATTGAACTAGTAGTTAATAGGTGGATTTGATGAGATTTAAAGCATTAGTCTTTGTAAGACTTAGAGGATCTGTATCTGATGCTGCTGGTAATGCAGTTATGAAGAATACACATTTAGTTGCTCCTAATCTTAAACCTCATTTGTTGAGGATAGGTAAAGCAATAGACTTCTGGTTTGATGCAGAGAGTGAAGAGATAGCAAGAGAAGAGATGGATCTTCTGTCTGATAGGATGCTTGCTAATACTGTGATAGAAGATTGGAGTTATGAATTAGAAGAAACCGAAGAGACTGGTATAGGAAACATATCGAATGATAATGCTGGTACATCCAAGCATCACTTGTTTGAATGATAAATAACTGAAGAGTTAAGTAATTAATTATGGCTAAGGGAAAAGCAAATGTTTCTTCAAGTGGAGCATCAATGTCAAAGTATGATGTTGAAGTGGAATCAAGATTACAAGCATTAGAATCACAAGCACATCCAGATAGAGCATGTACTGATGATGGTGATGGAGATCTAGCAGAAAGAGTTAGTATCATTGAAGCAGTGCTACGTAAGATTGATGTAATATCATTTGAAAAACTTGCTGCTAAGGAAAGAGCAGAAAGAGGTTGACATAATTTTTATTATTCTGTAGAATAAGCACATGAGTTGATTGAAAATGACTGAATCTAAAAAGACTGCGCTTGTATTGGGTGCAGGTGGTTTTATTGGAAGCCATATGGTTAAGAGGCTTCGTAAAGAAGGCTATTGGGTAAGAGGTGTAGACCTTAAGTACCCTGAGTATGGTGACACAGAAGCAAATGAATTTGTTCAGGGTGATTTACGTGACCCTGATTTTGTGCGTAGAGTAATAGAATATAAAGGAGAGTCTGGTAACTTTTATAACTCAGTTCCTTATAGACTTATTGAACCTTTCAATGAGATCTATCAGTTTGCTGCTGATATGGGTGGAGCAGGATTTGTATTCACTGGTGAGAATGATGCTGAGATCATGCAGAACTCAGTTACTATTAATCTTAATGTGTTAGAGCAGCAAAGATTACTAAATGAAACCTTTGGAGATTATAAGGATTGGACAGAATGTAATAGACCTAAGTTAGATTGGCAGACTAAGATATTCTACTCTGGATCAGCATGTATGTATCCAGAACATAATCAAGTAGATCCTAATGACCCTAACTGTCGTGAGGATTCAGCATACCCTGCAGCACCAGATTCAGAATATGGATGGGAGAAACTTTTTTCAGAAAGATTGTACCTGGCTTACAATCGTAATCATGGCATCCCTGTTAGGATTGCTAGGTATCACAACATCTTTGGACCAGAAGGTACTTGGGATGGAGGAAGAGAGAAAGCTCCAGCAGCTATCTGCCGTAAGGTCGTTGCAGTCCCGCCGTCAGGTGGATCTATCGAGGTGTGGGGAGATGGCTTACAGACTCGTTCCTTCTTGTACATTGATGAATGCATTGAGGCAACAAGAAGATTGATGGACTCTGACTTCATGGGACCAGTTAACATTGGTTCTGAGGAGATGGTATCTATCAATGAGTTAGTAGAGACTGCTGCTAAGGTTGCTAGAAAAGTAGTAAGGAAAGTATATAATCTCAAGGCTCCTACTGGTGTGAGGGGTAGAAACTCTAACAATGATTTGATTAGAGAGAAGTTAGGTTGGGATTATAGGATGACTTTGGAGGAGGGTATTAGAAGAACATATATCTGGATAGAGGAGCAAGCAAAGAATGCCTAAAGTTGCTCTTATTACAGGGATTACTGGTCAAGATGGTTCTTATCTTGCTGAACTCCTACTTGATAAAGGTTATGAAGTTCATGGTATAGTAAGAAGAGCATCACTGATTAATACTCATAGAATAGATCATATCTATGAGAAGATTAAACTTCATTATGGAGACTTGACTGACTCTACTAACTTGGTTAGGGTCATTAAGAAGGTTAAACCAGATGAGATCTATAATCTAGGTGCTCAGAGTCATGTGAAAGTGTCCTTTGAGATGCCAGAATACACAGGTCTGGTAGATGGATTGGGAACTCTTCGTATACTTGAAGCAGTAAGACTTCTTGGTATGGAAGAGGATGTTCGTATCTATCAAGCATCTACAT